GTCTCCGTGAACGTGTTTCCGGTTCCCGAGAATGTCACCCAGGCGTTTGCGGAAAGCTCAGAAAGCGCGGTTACTGTCTGTTCATCCACGGTTCTTCCATCCACGACCGTAGATACCACATAGGTTCCGCCTGTGTCCGGATCTTCCTGGACGATCATTGTGATATCATTTCCGCGGATGCCTTCATACAGTGCTGTCACCGATAAGGCGCCGATCGTTCCGGACGCCTTGACGCCGCCGGTTCCCTTCGGACGGTATAACAGGATCTTGATTGGGCCCGGTGTGGTATCGCTGCCCTTCATCATCTCCTTAAGGAATAACGCTTTCTCATTTGTGACATCATAGCCGATATATGGAGTCAGGTCTTCTCCCGGAATGATCGTCTGAATGACCTCACAAGGTCCCCAGGAGAGCGGCTCAGCGATCGCCACAACGCCCTTTTCTCCCACACTTGCGGAAAGATTCCCGCTCGATTTTGTATTGATGTACACGCCCGGCTGGACCTTATTCTGGCTCATCCATGTACCACCTGCCATGTTATCTGCCTCCTTTCAAAGCTGTCTCCAGGGCGTCAACCGCCTCAGAGATCGTGTATTCCGGTTCCTTCAGGATCACCCTGGCGAAATCCGGCTGATATGCCGCAAGACGGCGGCTTTTTAAAAGTTTCTCTGTGGAGTACTTCTTTTCCTCCGTTTTCTTAGTCGTTTTCTTTGATACCGACATTGTTCTCCTCCATCTCCTGCATCAGGTTTTCCGTTTCTTCCACCAGGATCCGCGTCCGGATATGGAACTGGTAATGCAGCTCTTCATCTTCAATGCTCCATTGCTGATCCTGCACCGGAACCGGAACGCTCTTTCCGCTGCCGTCTGTGTATGGGAACGGATCCAGATTCCGGTCCAGGAACTCCGCGATCTCATGGATCTTCCGGTTTCCGTTTACCAGATTCCGCTGCTGTACAAAGACAAGGTCCACACCGAGATCACGGAAATAGTGGTTTCCCACATGCTCCTCGATCGTGGACGGCATGAAGAAAAGAAAGAAGCAGGGAAACCTCGTTCCCTGCTGGTTTGGGCTGTCATATACCGGATAGTCCGGATATGCTCCGGTAAGCATACCGGCCAAGCTGTCGATCACATGATGTAAGGAAAAGATCATTTGAATGCCTCCTCTACCCGTTTTTCCAGTTCCGTCCGGACCACATCCCGGTACCTTCCGATTCCTGCCTCTTTCATGTATTTCCCCTGCACATAGCTCGTTTTGGTTCCGACCATGATACCGCCGGATCCATCCGGACTCCGCTCCAAGAGATTCCCATTGATAATCAGACCCGGAACGAAATGTTTATCGACCCGGTGTCCGTCATTCACATAGGATGCGTACTGCATGTTGTTATTGAGTTCCGTCCGGACACTGCCGCCTGTCACGACCGGCGTTGTCACGCTGTCCGTCGCCCAGTGCTGTGCCATCTGACCACTTCGCATGTTGGTACCGGCCAATGTCCCATCATTCGGCGGTGTCTTCTCTGCGGCAACACGGACCGCCTCGATCGTGGCACCTTCCGCAACTTCTGCCATGATCTTCGGGACATTCTCCCCGGCTCTCCTCAGTTCATCCAGACGTTTTCTCATCTGGCTTCCAAAGCTTGACATCTGCTCACCTCCCGGATCCGATCAGGTTCTCTCTCAAGAGAGTCACCTCTTTATGTTCCAGACCTGTGAGCGCACCGCCGATCGGATCATAAAAGTCCTGCGGAGGTCCGGCGAGATACCGTTCCGGCTTGTTTGTATGACCGGTATTTCCCCCGCGGATCACATACAACTCGTCTCCGGCCTGGATGTCCACAGAAAGATCGCAGGAGAGCTTATCCTCTCCTCTGATCCTGGCGGCATTGTCGGTGATACTTGGGCTCCCGGTTCCTGTGTGATACACGCGGCACGGAACCTTCTCCGCAACCTTTTTCCGTTCCTGCCTGGTAACATTCCCATCCTTTACCGGAACGACCCGGCAGACGTCCATGAGATCGGTATACCAGTTTTTGAAAATCGGATTATCAAATAACATGCTGTTTCCTCCTCTATTTCCCCGAATCTGCCAATGCAACATCATAATATCCATCTTTTTTCAAATTAGGTTTTAAATTGCGGCTTTGCCCAGTATTCCCATAGTTTAGGCTCTTCACCTTCCCTTTGTTACTGACAGAATATCTTCCTTCAAACCCCGGAACATCTTTCCATATCTCATCCAATCCACATGCCTCCCATCCCCACCAGCCGGGCGAGCGTTGCAAGCTGCTGTCCGTACTGCGTGGCGTTCCAGCTGCCCCACTTCTCGGTTCCGATCGTTACAGCGGAATTATCATAGCTGATCTGGGTATCGCCCATCGTGGCGCTCTTAATGACTCCTGTGGGCTGTGCCTTTGCGGCTGCCTGTGCCGCCCCGGAAGACTCCGGAGCGTATGTCTTTAAGTACATCGCCGCAAAATGCGCCAGGTAAAGCCCTGCGGCATAGCGCCACATGCTTCCCCAGCGCGATGGAAGGACACTGTCATTGACCTGTTCCAGAAACATCTGAAGGATCCCTTTCGGAAGAAGATCCTGAATTTCGGGATCCCCATCATTCTCTGGAGTGACTTTCTTCGTAAACTGCGGGAAGTCTTCCCGGAACATCTCTTCCGTGTAAGCTCCCCGCTCTCCCGGCTGTGTAAGGTTCGCTGCCTGCTCTTTTGCCGCCTGAAACTTTGCTGTCATCGGGTTTGTGCTTCCATACGGCCACATAAGCATCACTCTTTCTTTGTACTCTTCGCTTTTACAGACTTCTTAGCCTCTTCCTCCGCCGCTGGTTTCTCAGTGTCAGGACGGATGTCATATTCTGCTGCCTGCTCTGCCGCCGCATCGTCTGCCTTATAGAGCTCCTTGTCTTTGGTACCGCCCGGAACCGCAATATTACCGCCGACGATTGCTCTCTGGACGAGCTCACTCTCTGCGACATCCTCCGGGATCTCTCCGATATAATCCTTTTCGATCCGGTAAAACGAGCCATCGGCCCGTCTCACCAGATAATTTCTTTTCGCTATAATAAACATGTGTTCCCTCCTTAAATTCCGTCTACATAGAGCATGGTCTGGTCGTAGAACATCTCTACCTCGGACAGGTTTCCGGCATAGGCAGTGTCAAAGCAGAAGTCATTAGTGTTAGAGCTTGTCATGGCTCTCGTCAGCGGTACCAGCTCATCCATCGCAAGGAAACGTTCCTCATTGCGATAGACCACCATACGATCCACCCCTGCATCTCCGGCTCCCTTGCACCACTTTGTTGCTGCGATCACAAGATCGGATCCGTTCTGCTTGGCAACGTTGTTCTCGAGCAGGAAGGTTAAGATCGTCTTTTCTGCCAGATCTGTCACCTTTGTGGTTGCGAGGTAATTGAACTGCTCATACGGCATGATGATATGGTTCGGAATCGCTGCATTATCGTTCTCGGAGGCATTCCATGCTAAGAGGATCGCCTCGTTGATGTCCTTCAAAATCTGATCCGGTGTCTTGTCCTTGAACTTTGTACTGGATGTCGTTGCACCATTGGTTGCCGCGTTTGTTACGGTAACATCCGGATTGTTTAACAAGCCTGTGGTGCCAAATCTGGAAAATCCCACGTAGGTATTCTCATCCATGTGCTTGTCGTAAGTCAGACGCAGACCATCACGAAGGAGACTGTCCATGTTGCGTCCGGTCATATTACCACGCTGCAGATCGACCCACATCACACGGGTACCTGCGGCAACCACATGGGTTTTATACTGTCCTTTCGAGAAGTCTGCCTGTACCATCGGGATCCCGTTCGCGCCGCCGGAATGCATCAGGTTATCCCCGGAGCCTCCAGTGATGCCGTAACCCACCTGCATCGCGGAAACAAACTCTGCCCAGCCGCCGCCAACACGGATCGGGATATCTCTTGCGTATGTGAAGCTTGTGAGCGGTGTCCGAACGAGCGTATCACGCTTCTCAAGTTCAGCCGTGAGGAACGCCTGTCCGGAGGCAATTCCGGCAGCGTCCATTGTAAATGCACCTGCGTTTGCGGCTCCGGCAGACCCGCTCACCGCTTTATCTAAGTTGTATGTACCTACATTCTTAAATGCCATGTCTCATTCCCTCCTATGCGTTTAAGATGGTCAGGATCCGCATCTCTGCCACGCCATTGGCATCTGCGCTTCCCTTCCACTGTGCGTTTGTCAGTTCCACGTTCTTTCCGGTATCTGCTGCCGCTTCGAAGCCTCCGATAACTGCCTTCGGGTAAGACTCATTTTCCACGGTCCGGATATAGACCTTTCCGCCCGGTGCCGGTGTGCCATTCTGGCAGATCACGTTCACACAGCCGCGCTTCATGACCGGCACGGCTTCGTTTTTGTGATATCCGCCCTCGTTCTGGTTCATATAATCCGTTGCGGATTTTACCTCACGAAGTGCGACACCGACGAACTTCGCCGCTGTGGATGCTGCTTCCCACGGTTTTACTGCTCCCGCGGTTCCAAGTACTACCGGCGCACCGAATGCGATCTCACCTTCGCTCGGATGGGTGTCTACCACCATATCTGCCTGTCTTGCATAGCTTCCGGCATAGCCGTGCGGCATGCTCTTTCCAATTACCTGTCCTCTCATCAGTTATTCTCCTTTCTCTTGTGCGGGTTTCTTGCGTCATAAGCGGCCTGACACTGGTCCACATCCATGACCGGCGCTTTATCAGCTGCATTCTTTGCGTTCGCGCGGGATGCATTTAAGATCGCGCTGATATCGCTCTTCGAATCGTTTGTGGTAACGAGCTTGATCAGTGCATCAGAAACAGCCTGTCTCTGTACCGGATCCTGAATCGCGGCCACGGTCGGACGCATTGCCTTTAAGATTCCGAGAGCTACTGCTTTGTCCATACCTTCAGAAGATTCTCCATCCATCTCTTCTGCCGGAACGACCTTTGCCTCGCCCTCTTTCTTTTCTTCTCCCTTCGGATCAGCGTCCTCGGTTCCCTCTAATGCCTTGATGGCCTCGTCCATCGGATCCTTCTTTTCTTCCTCCGGAGCTTTATCAAGGACCCCTAAGAGTCTGTCGATCTTCTTATCCAGGGCATCCAGAAACGCGGCGTCTTTAGTCGGAGTCTTTCCTGTCTCTCCCAGCTTCTCCTCCGAAGTCTTTTCTCCCTCTGGGACGGCTCCCTCCTTATCTTTAATCTCATCTGCATCTAACGCTGCAGCTGCGTCCATAGCCATCTGCTGGATTTCTTCCGGACTCTTATCTTTGACGGCCTGTCCGAAGAGGTTGAATAATAATCCCTTTCTGCTCATTGCTTTCCTTTCCGGCTTTTCTGCCTTTTTGTTTTTATATGAATCTAAAATAGCGGCCCGCTTCCCGGCTCTTCCCCGGTCCACTACCGCTACATGATTCCCTCTGATATTTTTCTGGCTGTATGTGCCATCCTCATTCTTCGCATAATCACATTCATATCCGCAGCTGATCTCCCGCTTTCCATTCTGGATCGCATCAATCAGGTCTCTGTCGTGGATATGAAGGTCCGCGATCATGA